TTTCCTGAAATAGAAGCATCTGACAATGCAGTACTCAATTGGGCTACAGTAAATGATCCTAGACTTGCTGTATTCCCCGATGAAGTAACATGACCTGTTAAGTTAGCGTTTGTTGTTACTGTTGCGGCATTCCCTGTAATATTAGTTTGATCACCTGTATTATTTCCTGAGATACTTGCGTCTGAAAGTGCTGAAGATAATTGAGCAACAGTGAATGATCCCAAGATAGTAGCATTCCCACTTGAGGTAATATGTCCTGTTAAGTTGGCATTCGTTACAACAGTTGTTGCATTACCTACACTTGTCACTCCTCCTGTTAAGTTGGCATTAGTTGTGACTGTATCTGCATTCCCTGCTAATGCTCCTGTAATCGTACAGCCGTCAATAGTTCCACCATTTATATCTACTGTTGTAACTGATCCAAGATCTGCACAGGTCTGTGATGCTGCTGTCCATGCACCAGCAACTGTAAGACCTGCTGAAAATGTAACTGCACCAGAATATGTACCTCCCGACTTAGATATTGCTAATGTATTACTAGATGCACCCCATGCTACTAATGAAATAACAAAAGTATTTGTAGGGGCAGTATGAAAATAAATATGGGTTGCTGCATTACCATCACCAACATAAGTTGTACTGGAACCTCCATTAACACTGAAGTAATCATTGTTATTTGAACCATCACCTGAAAGTAACTTAACACCATTGAGATATACTATCTCCATATCCTGATCATGTGATAGTGCAAAGTGCTGAGTACTTCCATTAGCTGTATACTCTTGCTTAACTATGACTCCATCAGTAGTATTAACTCCACTTGACCATGCACTTCCATTATAAACCCTAAGCACATCATCAGTTGTATCAAATGCTAAATCACCTTTTGCAAGGTTATCAACACCTCCTCCATCTTTAGTAGGAACAGGGGAGAAATCATTTATTTGATATAAATCTGCAAAACTACTAACATCTGTAATATTATCTGAAACTATTTCTATATCACCTATTACTCCAGCAGCTCCTAATAAATCCATATCTGTAATGACTGGTGCAAGACCTAATAAAGCCATATCTGCTACAGCATCAACAGTACCAAGTCTACCTATCTCAGTTGCCTTGCCTGCAACAGTATTAACATTAGCTATATCAGTACCAACAATATTAACATTAGCTATATTAACAGCAACAGTATCTATCTCTGAGGTAGTTTCTAGGAGATCTGCTGCTACTGTGTCTATTTCTGAGACTGCTTCCAGAAGGTCATCTGCAACCTTAACTACTTTGACAATATCAGTTGCAACTGTATTTACACTTCCAATATTATCTGCAACAACATCTACTTGATCAATATTTAGATTAGTACCACTTGTAGTTGTCGTACCATCATATCCAGTAGTTAATGTATTAATCTGTGTCTGGTTTGCTGTAGTAGGAGTAGTTCTAACCCAAGTTGTATTACCCAGATCATAAACCTTCATTACATTTACACCAGTATTTGTATCAAACCATAGATCTCCGTCTGATACATTAGAACTTGGTGTGGATGTTGATGCTCCGTGAAAAATAGACTGGAAGGTGTCTAGATCAGTGGATGCAGCCAATGCAGAAGCTGCTGAATTTGCGGCATACTGTTTTGCACTAAAAAGACCTCCTGCTATTGCATCAGTATCAGTAGTAGCCCATTCTTTTGAAGAACCATCTGGTGGAGTACCTACGGCATATTGCTTAGAAGAGTAATCTACATCTGCACCATTTGCATCATTGCGAACTATTGCAGTCTTTGATGCCCAATCCTTTGCTTGTGCAGAATAGTGCTTGGCACTATATTCTGCTGAACCTTCTACTGAATCATACTGGGCAGAAGTGGCATATTCCTTGGCTGAAGCATCACCCTTATGAGTAGATACTCCAGTTGCCCATTCTTTTGCAGATGCATCACCTGCTGTAGTAGTAGGAGTTGTAGCTAACTGTGCCCAGTTTTTTGCTGATCCTCCTGCGGCAAGTGTACTACCTTGTGCATACTCCTTTCCAGAATACTTAAGAGAATCTACTCCAGTTGTACGATCAATAACAGTAGTACCATCTGTTAAGTGAACCCAATCTGCTATTGTTGTAAGATGAGATGCACTATCTTCCCCATCTTGAACCATATTTAATGCAGACTGTACAGCTAATTCATTACTGCCTGCACCTATATATACTGGACTCTTTGACATTTAGACCCTCTCTATGACTGACAAAACCACAGAACATGTTTTTGTTGAAGTAACTTTTATAATGTCACCTGTTAATACAGGAGTACCTGCATTATTTAATCCATGCTGTAAAATCATTTTACCGGGTATAAGATCTACTGAGGTATCTGCCGGTAATGGTATTGTATCTGCTAGCTTTACAACTGCTGCATCAAAATATTTGGTTAAAGTAACTGTTAATTCACTAGACTCTGTTGAGGTTGATGCCACATAAAATCCAATTATAACTGAATCTGCTGCTGCAGGAGTTGCATCATCACTTTCTGGGGCCGTGAATATAGTCTTTTCAACGCCAGCTAAACAATTTTCTGCATACCTCATATATCTTTCTGCCATATTAATCTCCTAATATCATTTGATTTTTCCTAGCAACTCTTTCCATCATTGCCTCTAAAGTTTTTTCTGTACCCTGATCAATAGCATATGCATTATCTAAAACTACTGAACCAGAAGCGTAAGTCACTTTACCTGTTCCAATTGTAGACAATAAATTACTTGATGAATCACTAATTGTCCCAGACCACTTTTGATTGGTGAGAGTTTTATTAGTAAAAGAATCTGTACTATCTATTGTTGGGACTGTATAGCTTGCTGTACCATCATGAACCTTTAATCTCCAAGGATCTCCACTATCATCTGATTTCAGAACAGTAATCTCTCCTTCTGAACCAGTGAACGTAGTATGTTCAGCAGCATCTCCTCTCCTAAATTGTATACTTACTCCCATTATCTCCTCACTACCATTCTATTTAAGTTTATCCCACCAGTTATAGAAGCAGGGTTTAATGGTTCAACACGATGAGCATCTGCTATCAGTTGCATTTTCTTGTTTAAAAAATATCCACTCTTCTCAACATTCCTTAAGTCATGCTCCTTTAAATATGCTCTTTCTAATGTTCCATACGTAAGTGCATCAACCCATACTGGATCTATATCACATGTAGTTTGATAATCAGTTGATGCAATAGCAAATGTATCTGTATAATTACCAATAGTTTCTCCATCGGAATCAAAAGTCAATGAAATACCTGCATCATCAACCAATGCTGTTGATGTTCCAACAATCCAACCCTGTAAAGTTGTTGTAATTATTCGTACTACAGGATTGTCTGCACTTGTAGTATCTGTATACTGATATGGAACCTCATCACTCATTCTAGGTGGACGAGATGTTCCTGTTAGTTTTAATGTTGCTTCTTCAGTAGGAATAGGCCACACAGTTATAGTACCAGAAGACCTCTGATCAATTACAAGTGCCTGCGGAGTGCCTGTAGAAATCGTCCAATCTTCTACATAATTCCATAACGGGTTGCCAAATATCTGTGTTACAGAATACTCGCCTTCCTTTGTAGTAGCTGGGAGCCTTCCCTCTGAAGCAAGCTTCTTCATCTCAGAGGTTGTGACAACTGGTAGTTCTCTACCTTTAATTGACCCTCCACTTATATCCATAAGTGTAGAAGGAAGTGCCACTTGATAATTCGTAGCACTAATAACTATTTCCCTATCTTCCACAGGTAGCCTGATAGTCCTCACAAGATCCAAGACTGCATCATGAATATAATTATTTAATTCAGTCTTTGACCAACGAACATATTCTAAATCCTGAAGAACAGTCGTTACCCGTGACCTGATATCAACCAACTCAATCATGCAACTTCAACTCTTTCTAACTGTGCATTAACCTTATCCTTATCAACATTAGATGAATCAGGAGTTTTCAGTACCTGTACATTATATCTGCAAACATCATAACCAATCAATGGTGCACCTTCCTGTGCCTGATGATACTTCCTCTCAACTGCATCCATAAGTACACTAAAATGACCCGGAGGTATAGCCCTGCGAGAATTTCTAGGGAACCTTAGTACCCAGTCATTCCATGTAACAGTAACTGGCCCCATCTGAGATGGATCATCACCATATCCAATTACTACAACTCCCCATCCCTCAGGTGTTTTTAAGTCCTTACCAACTTCCATAGCCATATCCTTCTGGAAAGTACTATGCACGGACACTGTTTTTCTGCGTCCTGAATCATACATTGGATTATTAAGATCATGTCCATATTCCCCTACTGGAAGTAATCCTCCTGCTAATTCGCCACTCATATTATTGCCCTTGTTTTAATGAAAAATAAAATTCTACCAGAAGAAGGAGGATCATCTCCCCTTACCCTGACTGTTAATCGAATCGTTTTATTAGATCCGTCCGGTGGAAGAAATATGGACTCTGGTCGCTGCTGGAACGAATGTGGTTTCTGCGGCAACCCAACCCATTTTAAATATAATTCCTTTTCTTCCTTTACTCTGCTCACCCTTCCTACACATATATCTGCCGCTACACCCAAGAATGGTTCAGTTAATATAACTGATATCCTTTCCGGCAAAGTTTCTGGATAAAGATAGTGATCAAAGTAAGCATTGGTAATCAGAGTATCATTGCCACCATCAAAACTCTGATGGTTAATTTCAATTATACTCGTTTCCCTTATCGCTTCTGAGACAGGGGCAGGCGGAACCCACCCCTGAAATCGTTGTGTCATTCACCTCTATTAACTAATAGTAGATGCTCCACACTCGATACGATAGAGCCAGTCTTCATTGAGGATCTGGCAAGCATACCAGCTCTTCCATCCAACTGAACCCGATTGCCCCAAAGGATCAGTAACTGCCGGTTGAGGCATTACGACCTTAGGAATCACAGCATCATAACCAGAGAGTGATACACACCCTATGCATTCTGCTGAGAAAATAACAACAGGATATACTTCAAAATTAGTACCTGATGGTTCATATTTCAAAGTAGTAGCACTACCATGTGTCGCACCATACTCATCAGCATCACCTGCACCAGCCTTACCATAGTTGCTTGAATCCGCAACTCCAGTAGTAGTTGTAGTACCAAATGACTGACCGGTATGACCGGGTGAATAACTAGCACCCTGTGTCGCAGTAATATCAGTTGATACTATGGCTGTTCCATCTGGAAGCTTACCAAATGGAGCTGCTTGAGTTGTAAGTATGAATCTAACCACACCAACACTTCCGAGTTCTCCCGGTAACATTTGCTGACCATTATTACTGTACTTAACATAAGGAATGAAGCCCGGAAGCTTCTCAATATCCTTACGTAAATCAGTATGACCTACAGCAACATATGCTTCAGGTACTGGTTCAGTATTGTATTTGGGAGATGGAGTCATCTGCTTCGCAATCTTGCGAGCTTCATTATACTCCAGTGTACGGACTGCCGTATCAAGAAGACTGGTTGATTGTCCTGATGATGCATCACCAACAGTTCCACCAATCTCTGCATCTACTGTTGCACGTGAAGTACCACCGGCATATGCTGCCTGAGTACCTGACCGAGCATGTAGAAATGTAATAAAGTCCATCAGCTCGGCAGCCTGAATTGATTGCCGTTCTGTGACTTGTTGAATAATAGGATCAGTCGCTGCTGCAACCAGAACATCACTTGTGGCAACATATGAACCATATTGGTGCAATTTTACCTTGATGATTGTCTGGAGCAACGTATCGGCTGGGGGCTTAACGCCTTCAGCCAACGGAACGAGAGGTAGAGCGAATTTTTCAAAACGCTTCCATCTAACCTCAAGCCCCTCCTTCTGAGCCTTCGTTTCCTTCTGTGCAAACCGAGCCATTATCATGGATCGTTTCGCTATTGACAGGAATTTTTTTTGGATCTTAAATGCTTCCGTCTCATCGAGGGAACCATATTTCATGGTTCCGCCCATGCTACTTACACCCGTAGCACCTCTGTTAGCATTTGACCCACCTGTCGTCCAAGTTGTAGCCATTATCTTACTCTATTATATTGTTAAAAAATTTAGTTAATGTAGAGCAAGAACAGAATATCAATCAGGCATTGCGTTGTATAACGCTTCACCTGAAAGTCCCTGTGTAGGATCTGAAGTTGTGGCCTGAGGTTGTGAAGACCCCATTAACTGTGAGGCTTGCTGCCTTCTCTGATCTTGTCGATCATTCCCAGTATATGGCTGATCACCCTGTGCACCTATGAATAACTGTATCACCTGTGCTTTTGCCTCATTATCACCTTGGGTCATACCCAGCTTACGCATTGAATCTTCATTCACCCAGTCTATAAAGGTTCTATCATCTTCAATTGCAGGCCATACTCCAAACCCAAGTTTGCCATCAAAATACGATTGTTGCGATATTGCATCATACTTCTGATTCAATGAACTTATCGGTTCCTCGTATTTATGTTCTACATACCTATTAATCCTGTCTTCTACATCATCTAATTGTTGTGTTTTAAACTGATTGATTTGCCGATTTACCATTCGTTCTGCTAACTTCTCCGAAGTTTTCATAACTTCAGGGAAATCTTCCATAACTCTTTGGTCATCATCAGACAAAAAGTTTTCGTCAGAATAGGGATCAGGTCTTTGAGTTTGTAAACTAATTTCTGATTCACGTTCAAGAACTGCAAGCCTTGCTCGCAAGTCCTGATTTTCCGCATC